AAGTCTTCCGCAAGCACGGAGCAGTACCACATGACATCTCCAATTTCTTTTGCGATCTCAGAAAGGAACTTGGCGTCGGTGCGGTCGTCGCGGTAAATCTTCTTTACCTTGTCCGCAACCTCTCCGGCTTCCCCGGCAAGACCGAGAGCGGGATACACAACCTTCATGCGTTCGGGATAGATGGCAAACTCACGGGCTTGCATCTGATAGTTGTTTAGGTTCCAGTTATCTTTCATCACTGTTTCTTTCCGAAAGTTATCTTGACAATGTTAGAATCTGTAGATCGTTCTATCAGTGGTCGGCTACTATCGTCGCTTTCTTCTTCTTCGATAAAAGCCTCCCTCTCTGAAAGAAAGGATATTCTAGCCAATCCGGCGGCAACCACCCTGTCAAAGTCACTCTCTATGAGTTCCATCATACCGTTTAAAAGAATCTCACCGGTCTCGATATAATCACTGTTTTCGTCATAGTCTTCTGTGGTATCGTAGGCGTTGATGTAGAAATTGTTCTCTTCATCTGCCCTCATCACGACGTACCACCTGCCGGGTAACAGGGACGCTTTTTCCATGTCTGATTCAGTGACACTCATTTTTTAAACCACTCCTCGGGTATGTTGCCCTCTGCCCACTCAAAGCCGTGCTTGTCGGCCCACGCGCCGTAAGTAGTCTTGCTGCCCTTGTAAATTTTATTTTTGGCGTTTTGGAATACGATCCGAATATCGTGATCCGGATACTGTTCCTTTATAAGCTGCATCTTGACACGATCACCTTTGTCAAAGTAGCCCTTCACTTCAATGTATATATCATGATCCGGAAGATAAAAATCGGGGGTATAAGTTCTAGGCTTCGGCACAAAGACTAGCTTTGTCTTTTCGTAGTCGTAAGCTACGCCGGACTTATTCAGTGACCTAGCAATCCCAAGTTCCATCGCAGACCGGAATCCGGCCTTACGCGCAGAAGAGCCTTTCATAGAGTCATTCCTACCGATCCTAGCCTTTTGAGAACGTACACCGCGACCTTCGGGGACAGTCTTCCTAGATAGTCTAGCTCGTTTGTCAAAGGATTCAGTGGTACGCATACATTGGCTCCGGATTGTGAAACAGTGCTTATCTTACTTATTTCTTCTTCCAAGAGTCGAATATCCCTAGTCTCTGTATCAGAATTGAGATGTCCTGTCTCGGAAAAGTCATCCAGTAAAGTCAAGGGAAGTGAGCGATCACTCTGACGGATGCGCTTAAGCTTGCGCTCACCTCCGACTTTTTTGTGGGATTCAATGATGACGTGATACATCTTGTCGTTGAGGTCAAACAACTCTTGCGAGTAGTCTCTCACAAATATGTACGGCATCTATATCTCCGTATTCTTTAGACGAGTGTACCACACCTTTGGCGGACTCTTAGCGGCAGACGTTACCTTGGGATGGATCTTGGCGTCCGGCCAGCAGTGGTGCCTGTAGCCGCAGAGGTTGCACTCTTTTGCAAGAACCTTGTTGCCTGTCCGTATTACCTCACCTTTTCTTTTGTAAGTTTCAAAAGTGTCGGGAAACGGCTTGAAAGGCTTTGCGTTAGGGTCTGTCAAAATCTTGACACGACGCTTTGCTTCTTCAAGGTATTCGTGCTTATCTTCCTGCGACCAGTCGGGAACCTCAACAACCGCAAACTCCCCGCTGGACTTGTTGACGACAATCCACCCACCAAAAGGCAAACCTACTGCCTCAGAGTACAGGAAGCCCTGCATGACGTACCCAAACGGATCGTCTTTCTTTATCCCTTCGTACCCTTCAAAACCAGTAAACTTGGATTTGAAAGCGTAATCACTTGCCGACTTAATATCCCAAACCTTTTCTTGTCCGGTCTCGTCTCGCAAGATTACGTCGAGTGTACCTTTGATTATTGTCCCGTCAAGATCTAACTCCACCGGGCGCTGATAGTCTACGATATCAACACCAGCTTCTTTCATGATCAGCATGACAATACTTTCAGTGATGTCGCCGAACAAAAATCTAAAAAGAGTGTTGTACGACATAGATTCCTCTACGCCGTGCTTATCAAGTATTTGCTGGCATACAGGCCGACCAAGGCCCGACATTCTTATCCGCCATTCACCTTTGCTGCGGGAAAGCTGATCAGCAGTCGCCGACCTACACTCTTCGGCAAACTCCGAAAGAACTGACGGGGGAACATCAGTGTCCCCCCGCAGCGCCTTTGACATGAAGTCTTGTATTTTAAGCAGCGTCAGCATTATCGAACTCTGCTGCAAGGTCCACATCTTCAACGACTGATGCAGCCTTTATGGCCTCACGATAGTCCTTCATCACGCTATCGTTGTGGCCTTTGACGGTCTCAGCAAACAACGTGAAAAGGTCTTTGTCGTCGTCACTGATGCTGACCACGTTGCCCATCTGTGCAACAGGTGTCCAGTACGTGACACTACCGTTCTTGTTCCGAGAGGTAGTGAGATTCATCTCGACCTGCGCCATGAGCTTGTTGTTCTTGGTGAGGCCGTCGATGAAGTCTGCAATCGGCTTGAACCCCGAACGCTTGAAGTAAGCGATCATAGGCTCGTCAGTCAGCGTTACAGAATCGCCTTGAGCGTTTTTGAATTCGCCAGTGATCCTGCCGTAGATGACTTGATTACACACAACAGCACGAGAGTTGAGGTACTCAGCGTCGTCCTTATCGAGGGCGGCTTCCTCATCTTTCGAGAGGCGACCGCACTTGTTGCCCCCTGCACTGTCGGGGAATGTACCGCCAAAGGATGTCTTCTGTACTGACTTGGCAGCAAAGCCACCCCGGCCCTCGTTGAGAGTGTTGTCCCACAGGCTGTATTCGAAGGTTCGAAGAAGAGGCCGAACAGTCACTTTATCAGCGTAGATAAACTGGCCGTCAAAGTTCATCTTCCAAGTACCACGTACAAGTGAGATGCCCTCATCCGTCTCTGCTTCGTAATTAATATTAAGGCGAGGTAGACCTACCTTCTGCTGCTGCTGTGCGCCTTGGCCACTCATCTTCATGAGTGCGTCTACGTCGTCGTTGCGGAAGGCAGTCGCCATCGCGCCGAAATCTTCTACTTCCATTACTTCGTTCCCATCCATGATCCTAAAACTCCTTTTCGTCAGGTGGTAGATTGATCTTATCCAAATACCTGTTCTAAGTCAAGCCAATTTTTTCCGGCTTTGATTTCAATGTCTACAGGCATGTCATACTTGATGCCGTACCGTCTTTCTGTCTCATACGGGATCGACAGCATAGCATCTTTCATAAGTTCCACGCATTTGTCGAACTCATCCGGGTGTGCATCAACCACAATCGAGTCATGCACAGTATTACAAATCACACTCTTTAGTCCCTCGTCAAGAAATTTCCTTTGGAGAGAAACCAGTGCGCTAGGCAAGAGGTCTGCAGTGGCAAATCCCTGCACCGGGTAGTTGCATATCGAGGTGCGGTGCGTGGCTGTGCCGTGTCTCGTCCAACGTGCGTCAGGGAAGCCGTACTGACGGCCCGAGGGTGTAGTGATAACCCTTTTCTCTACAGCCTCTCTCTGAAGCTCCTCGTGCCATTCAGTGACGTTTGAATACTTATCCTTAAACGCACGGTAGTATTCCTGTTGGGCGGCGGTTCCGCTCGTGCCCCCATAAAGAGGCTTGAAGGTGTGTGCCTTGGCCTCCTGCCTCGAACATCCAATGATGGACGCGGTGAAACTATGCACGTCCGTTCCTTCTCGTACATCTTTGTACGCCTGTGGATCTTTGGCGAGAAAACCGGCAACCCGAAATTCTAGTTGCGAGTAATCTCCTTCAATGACCGAACCGCCCTCGAAACGGCTCTCGACAACCTTGCGTATCTCGAAGGTATTTCCACGTGGCATATTTTGAAAGTTAGGATTGCGGCTCGAAAGGCGACCCGTCGCCGTAACACACTGCATAAATTCCGGATGGATGAAACCTTTGTCGTCCACATTGTTTTTTATACCCTCAACAAAAGTGTTAAGATAAGTTCGCAAAGCATTGTAACGAACATACTTTTCAGCGAACAGACGAGCGTCACCCGAGAGTTCCATAGCCCTTTCTTCGAGTGTATCCTTGTCTGTTTTGAATCCTGCAGCGGCAACGTCCCTCACGTTACGAGGAATCATCTTGAAGCCAGCAACCTCGCCGGTTGAGCGGTAGACTACACCGGCCCCGTCGCACTGTCTGCAGATACGAACAGCCTTGCCTACGGTTCCGTCGCTCTTGAGCGGATTGAATCTTCCTTTGCCTTTGCAGCCCCCGCACTGTGACCCTACCGTCTTATACAATATCTTGGTGTTCTCTTTTACTGCTTGACGAAACTCCTTGCCGGACATGAACGTGCGCTGCTTGGGCTTCATCGTTGCACCGCGCTTTTCCATGCCAAGATTAAACAGGGATTTCCAGTGCGCCTTGTCTTTCACGACACGAGAATAGATCAGCATCGAACGATGATCGGGGCTTGTCAGGCTGATAGGAAAATCTCCGACGGCCTCACGGGCCATGTCGTTAAGTTCTTTTTCTACCTGTTCAAGTTCTATCTTGTACTGTTTTTCAATCTCAAGAAGGGTGTCGATGTTGACGCGCAGACCGTGACGCTCGATGCGTGACAGTACATCCGTCATTTCAAGCGACAGCTTTAGAGTCGGTACTAGGCTCACTGATTATCTCCTCAAAGGTTGTGTTGTAGATCTTGAGTTGTTCGATGGCTATCTCCTCGGTAGCCATAACGTCCGCTATTCCGTACTCTCGTACGATCTCCCACGGTATGTCGTAGAACGTGTAACCGTTCTTAATATAGTCCGCAACAAGGTCTTTCTCCTTTTGGGTACCACCATACTTCCTTGCAACATCAGCAAGTCCAAGAGGCCAACTTTGCGCCTTGGCAAGAATATATTCAGCAACCATCGTATCATACAACGCTCCATCGTACACGAATCCGCACTCGCGAATCCAGCTCATGTCAAACTTAATGTTGTGCCCCACAACAATGTCGGCGTAATTCAGGGCAGACTGAAACCGGGAGAACGCACCCTCTGATGGTGGCTCGGTGGAATGATAGTAACAGTCGTAGTCCACAGCACTACCCAGCCACTTGTACCCTATGGATACAAGATTGTTTCCGAAGTACGGAAGCGGAGTCATGTTCCCGTTCTTCTTTTCTGTGTGGGTAGTCTCAACGTCAAAGGTAAGAACATTCATGATGTGATTGCCCCCAGCACTAGCACAATGGAACCCAGCATAAATCCGGACGGATCACCCGAAGCCATAAGCTTCAAGCCAAAGAAAGTTGTAACCAAAAAGCCCATCAGTAGTAAACCCCTCTTTGGACATCAATCTGCGTGTTGATCGCACCGTGCCACCCGTTAAGCTTGTTCTTCGATACGCAAAGGAATCTCATCGTATTCTCGATGTCACTGCTTCCGGTCTTTGCTATGCCGATGATTATGTCTGCCTCACCGGCCTTTCCTGTTTTAGAATTGTCCATCATAGCATAGTCAATAAATTGACGGTCGTGTGCATCGTTCGACGCTTGACTGACAGCCCAAACCAGTGCGCCGTTTCGCTTGGCTATTTCACGGGCAAGAACGTACGTCTCCTTTAGACGCTCGTCACCTCGGTTGTATTCGCCGTTGATCCGAAACTTGTCTAGCTGATCCATGAAGATGATGTCCGGCTTATTGAGCTTGATAAACTCGTCGGCCTCTTCCATCGACGTGCCTACCGCAGACATGATCCGGAAGTAGGGTGCGATCTCCTCGTTGTACCGCTGAATAAGTTCGTGCTTGCGCTCCTCCATCTCTTTGCGGCTGATTGCAAAGAAGCTTTGGATTAGCCGCAGCTTAATCTTTTCTGCGGGTTCTTCGTTTGCCCAGTAAAGTACCTTGAAGCCTTGACGCACGTACGACGCCGCAAGAAAACAGCAGAAGGTAGTCTTTCCTACTTCGGGCCGAGCAAAGATGATTCCCAAGTTACCCCGATCCAGCCCGTCAATCTTCTCGTGGATCAGTTCGAATTCAAAAGGGAAGTCTTTCTTCTCCCCGTGCCTTTCGAGTAGTTCGACAAGATCGTCTGTCACTTCGGTGTAGGTGGTCTTGTCCGCGATGCGGCCATCCTCTACAGCCTCTATCATCTTACGCAACTCGCCGAATTCCTCACTTTCGCCTGTGAAGATCTCGATAGCCTTTTCACCGATCTGACGTGCCCGATCCCGAAGCCAAAAGTTTCGCACCATGTCCATATGCAGATCGACGTTTTCCGAATTGCCCGGTTCAAGCTGACTGATTAACTCTTGTGCCTTTTCCCGGCTAGAGTCCGGCATAGCAGGGTTGCGATCATTAAACAGTACAGACAGTTCCCCGACGGTCAGATTCTTTGAGTACTTTGTATGTGAAAAAGATATCACATCAAAAACGTCACGCATTTCTCTAGAGAACATATCTCTAGAAACAGTGCCGGATACCTTGGAAAAGAATTCTGCGTCGAGGCAAAATCCAAGGATGTGTTTATCGGCTGAGTTGATATCGTAGGAATTCATTCCGTTCTTCCTTTTCCATGTTTTTTAAGTCAGAGTGAAGCAC